AAATAAATGACAAAATTTGATGCTAAATCATTCAATCCTCAGGCATTCGGTCAATATGTAGACCGTATTCCGAATTTAAAACGAAATGAACTTTTGAAGTCCAAGGCACTGAAACCAAGTTCTGAAATTCGTAGTTTATTCAGTTCACAAACTACTACTGCATACGGTCGTATTCCGATGTTCGGTAATTTAGATGGTGCTGCACTTAACTACGATGGTCAAACAGACATTACAGCTACAAGCACTGAAACATATGAACGCGGTGTAGTTGTTTACGGCCGTGCTAAAGCTTGGATTGAAAAAGACTTCTCAGAAGATATTACAGGTGGCGTTGATTTTATGGATAATGTAGCTCAACAAGTTGCTACTTATTGGGAAGAAATCGACCAAGATGTGTTGCTGTCAATTCTAAGTGGTATTTTTGCAATGACTACAGGTGCTAAAAACCTTGATTTTGTAACAAATCACACTTATGACATTACAACAAAAACAGGTGAAGACTCTCAAGGCAATCCATTAAACAAAGTTGGTCCAGCTACACTTAACAACGCTATGCAGCAAGCGTGTGGTCAAAACAAATCTAAATTCGCAATTGTTATCATGCATTCAGCAGTAGCAACGAACCTTGAAAACTTACGACTATTTAAATATCTACAGTACACAGATGCTGATGGTATCCAACGTGATCTATCTATCGGTACCTGGAATGGTCGTATTGTATTAGTTGACGATTCAATGCCAATTGAAGAAGTGCCAGAAGATGGCGGAAATCCGGCACATACAAAATATACAACTTATGTACTTGGTGAAGGCGCATTTGATTATGAAGATATCGGAGCAAAAGTTCCTTATGAAATGTCTCGTGATCCAAAAACAAATGGTGGTCAAGATACACTGTATAGTCGCCAACGTAAAGTATTAGCGCCATATGGAATCTCTTATGAGAAAAAATCGCAAGCAACTCTTTCACCAACAAACAGTGAATTAGCAGACGGACAGAACTGGTCATTAGTACACAATGACGGCAATGGTGCCGCTCGTAAATCTATCGACCACAAAGCTATTCCGATTGCTCGTGTCATTTCTCAAGGATAAAGGATGGTGGAAGACATGCTAGAAGATGTTAAAACGCGGTTAAAATCACTTGGTATCAGTGTATCTAGTGAACCAAATAGCCAAGATGAATTATTACTGAACTTTTGCATCATCAAGGTAATTAATCATGTCAACAATCAAACAAATCTATCTGAAATTCCTCAAGGCCTCCACGAAATTGCTGTGGATATGGTCGTTGGGGAATTTTTATATTCTAAAAAGTCGATGGGTGCATTATCGATAGACTCATTGGATTTTGATCTAATTGCTAAACAGGTCCAAGACGGTGATACAAACACTGTCTTTGCTATTGAAGCAAATAGCACTCCAGAAGCTCAATTTAATGCATTCATTGCCTATCTACAGCACAATGAAGTAGATTTTGTTCGTTATAGGGTGATGTTATGGTAAGTGCAAGACGTAAGGCGTTAGAAAGGCTTTGGAGAGGCAATTGCATAGTTAACGCATGGCAAGAAGTAGAGGATCCAGTTACTCATGTTACACAATCTAAAGAAGTAACGCTTTATGAGGATATTAAATGTAAATTATCACACGAAAAGTTAACGAGTGCTTCTTCAACTGGTGGGCCAGCTATAATTACAGAACAAATTAAACTTTCATTAGGTAATGAATATGAAATACCACCCGGATGTAAAATCATTGTCACACAGGATAAAGTTACTGAAAAATACACTCGTTCTGGGAAACCTGGTATCTTTATGGACCATCAAGAAATTGTCCTAGAGTTATTTAAGGAGTATGCATAGTGAGCAGAGGTGGACGTGTTGACTATCGACAATTAAAGGCCTTTGAACGGAAGTTAGCAAAACTGACTGAATCAGATTATAAAAAGTTTTGTGAGGCTGCTGCAAAAGAGTTGGCTGCTCGTTTGTTAGGTAAAGTGATTAGACGTACACCTGTAGCTCCTGTAGATGGAGGAACTTTAAAACGTGGATGGACTATTGGACAAATAAAAAAGAGTGGTTCTATCTACGAAATCGAGGTTATTAATGGTGTGGAGTATGCACAGTATGTTGAGTTCGGCCACAGAACGAGAAATCATGAAGGTTGGGTCAATGGTCGATTTATGATGACTATTAGCGCTGACCAAGTTGAACAGCAAGCGCCAGCTATTCTTGAGAAAAAATTATTAAAGATGCTAAAGGAGGCTTTCAATGGAGATTAATAATATTCAGAATGCTATATCTGTTAAGCTTCATGAAGCTTTTGGAGCAGATTACAAAAAGCATATTGATGAAGTTCCGCAGGGGTATAAGACTCCTGCTTTTTTAATTCAGTTTTTGAACCTAGAGCACATAAGACAAATCGGCAATCGATGGAAGGTAACGACATTATTTGATGTGCAGTATTTCCCTAAAAACGGTTTGTCTGAGGCATCTAATATGACTTTGAAGGTACAACAAGCACTAAAAGAAATAACACTGTTAAACGGCTCGCTAATGCTTGGTAATGGAGCAAACAGTGAGGTTGTTGACGGTATTGGTCACAACTTTATTCATTTCAATTTCTTTTTACAGGAAGTTGAAGAGAAGATTTTCATGGGCTCATTAGAACAAAGAACGAAAACGAAAGGGTGAATGCAGTGGCAACTAAAAACGAGTCTATTAAAGAAAAATCGAAAACATCTCCAATTGGTGTATCAAAAGCTTTGGGTGCACCTGAATTTACGAAAGAACAAATCGTAAAAAGCAACAAATACATGACTCGTCGTGATGCACTGAATGCATTACTAAAAGCTGACAAAACTTACTCATTCACTGAAGTGGATGATATTCTAAAGAAATTTGATAAAGGAGGTAAATAACGTGGCATTAGGTGGAGGTCCATTTTTAACTCAGAACAAAAAACTACCAGGTACGTATCAAAACTTTATTAGTGCTAGTCGAGCATTTGTGAACCTAAGTGATCGTGGTTATGTAGGCTTGCCGATTCCCTTAGACTGGGGTGTTGATGGTGATGTATTTGCCGTAACACAAGAAGATTTTCAAATTTATTCTAGAAAAATATTTGGCTATGATTTCAAACATCCGAAATTAAAAGGTATTCGTGACGTATTCAAAAATGCAATCACAGTCTATTTTTACAAACTTGCTATTGATGCTGTAGCTGCTACTAATGATTATGCAACAGCTAAATATAAAGGCGTACGGGGTAATGACATTACGATTGTTATTCAGGCCAATGTGGATGAACCCACGAAGTTTGATGTACAAACATCACTAGATAATGTACTAGTTGATTCTCAAACAGCTATTGCTACTGCTGCAGATTTAAAAGCAAATGACTTTGTGACATTTAAAACAGATGCAACACTTGCAGTAACAGCAGGTACACCATTAACAGGCGGCTCCAATGGCTCAGCCATCACGGGAGGAGCACATCAAGAAGCGCTAGATGCCTTAGAAGCATACGGCTTTAATACATTAGGCTGCTTATCATCTGATAGTACTGTTAAAGCGTTATATGTTGAGTATACAAAACGTATTCGTGACGAGGTTGGAGGTAAGTTCCAACTTGTCGGCCATAAACTCGGAGCGATAGATCATGAGGGTGTAATCGATGTGCAAAACGATGTTATTAGCACAGAAAATGAAGTGTTTGGGGCGGTATATTGGACAACTGGCGCACAGGCAGGTGTTGCCGTTAATAAGTCTAATACGAACAAGAAGTATGAAGGTGAATACACACTTGATATGTCTGAAACAAAGACTCAACTTCAACTTATTGAATTATTGAAAGCCGGTAAGTATGTGTTCCATCGCGTCGGTGATGAAATCTATGTGTTGGAGGATATTAATACATTTACTTCTTTCACGGATGAAAAGAATGAGGATTTCAGCTTGAATCAAGTTATCCGTGTGCTTGATCAAATTGCAATCGATACCGCGCATTTATTTAACACTCGTTATTTAGGTCAGGTTCCAAATGACCAAGATGGACGAGTTTCTTTATGGAATGACATTAGCAAGCAACGTATGGAGTTGCAAAAACTTCGAGCTATTGAAAACTACAATAAAGACGCTTTAGTGGTCTCTAAAGGAGAAACCAAAAAATCTGTTGTTACAAATGAAGTTGTAGATGTGACCGTGGCAATGTCTCAACTTTATATCACAACAACAGTCGCGTAAAGGAGGACATCAATATGAAACCTAACGAGATTTTAATTCCATTGGATCTTCAATATTTTTCTGAAGCTACCATGCACGCCCGTGATGCTGTTAGTGGTGCACAGGGTAGAGCATATGTAACGATTGAAGGTAATCGTTATCTATTTGCTCAATTAATAAATATCGAAGCACGAATGGACAAAGAAAAAACACAGGTTCCGATTATGGGGCGTACAGGCAAAGGTAACAAGGCGACAGGTTGGGAAGGTACTGGTTCTGCTACATTCCACTTCAATACATCGATTTTCCGTCAGCTTTTAAAGCGTTACAAAGATACTGGTGAGGATATTTATTTTGATGTTCAAATTACAAATGAAGATAAATCAGCTAAAGTAGGACGCCAAACAACAATCTTAATTGATTGTAATATGGATGGTGGTATTATAGCTGCACTCGATGCAGATGCAGAATATTTAGAGGACGAAATCGACTTTACGTTTGAAGATTGGGATATGCCTGAAATGTTTGAAATGCTTCAAGAAATGCAATAAAACTGAGCTTACAGTGTGGGCTCTTTTTAATTAAAACGAAAAGGATAAGGTGATTATATATGACAAATTTAACTGCATTTTTAGCGCAAAACGCTTTAAAACCAGAAAACGAAAAGGTTGTAGTTTCTAAACGATTTGTTGAACCTGTAATCGATGAAGAGTCAGGGAAACAAAAAATCGATGAGAAAACTAAGGAGCCATTAACTAAACCTGTAAAATGGGAAGTGGCAGCTATTACTTCGGATGAAGATGATCAATTACGTAAAGATAATACAAGACGTATGCCTGTACCAGGTAAAAAAGGTGTCATGGTACCTGAAACGAACTACACGGCATATTTAACTGATCTAGCTGTTAAATGTACTGTATTCCCTAATTTGCATGATGTAGAGCTACAGAAATCATACGGAGTAATGGGTGCTAAAGAGCTCTTGAAAACAATGTTGTTACCAGGTGAATATGATGAGTACTTAGCTACTGTTCAAAAAATCAACGGTTTTGATGTAGGAATGGATGAACTTGTAGAAGAAGCAAAAAACTAATTGAAGGCGGCGACTATGAGGCCAATGTGGCATATTATTGCCTACATAAGCTCCGTAAGTGGCCGTCTGAATTTGATAATTTACCCAAATATGAAAAAGCGTTCGTTATAGCAGCTGTTCAAATTAAAATTGAAGCAGATAAAAAATCTGAGAAGGAAGCTAAACGTGGTGCTAAAGGTAGAAAGCGATAAATAACCAATTATGCCAATTTGGTATAGTGAAATCTCTCCATATTAGTTATATTTGTTTATGAGGAGTGATATAGATGAAAAAAGGTTGTTTATTTATCGTGCTATTTATTGTTGGAATTATAGCAATTTCTACAATATACGCAATAAATAACGCAGATGATTTAGGAGCTACACCAAAAGGTAAAATAGCTAAATCTCTTGAAATAACGCCTGAACAGGGCGAAGTTGTCCTTAGTGTTTTAAAAACGATAGGACTAGATGAGGATATAACTATAAACCATGATGAGGGTTTAGATAATGCTCATATCAAAGGAGAAAAAGGGTACAGAGTAGATGCACAAGATGCTTCGAATATAATCTTATATATGAATGTTAACGGAACCGTTAATATGATTAGATACGGAGACAATGCTCTTTATGAAAATGGTAAGACATTAAATAAACTGGATGATTATATAGTTACGAAAAAAGAGATGACAGATTTACAAATCAGATCTCAAAATGCATTAAATTCGATTTTGAAAGCTCCATCAACGGCTAAATACCCAAATATATTAGAATGGAAATTTGGTAAAGAAAATGGAACAACGATTGTACAAAGCTATGTAGATTCTCAAAATGGATTTGGGACTATGATACGCTCAGAATTCCAACTTAAAATCAAGAACGATAAAGTTATCTCTTTGCTTTTAGATGGTAAAGAATATATTCAATAAAGCACTCATTCGAGTGCTTTTTTGTTTTGTAAAAGAGGTGAAAATGTGGCTACGATACGTACAGCAATCCAAATACAAGATCGATTGAGTCAACCAATGCGTGCAATGCATAGCGCTGTGTCTATGATGGTTAATCAAATGGAAGCAATGCATGTAGCATCTGGGCGAATGGTTGATACTTCAAATGTTCAGTTAGCTAATAAAGAATTAGCTAGGGCAGCCGAAGCTATGAATAGAATCGAAAGTGAAATTTCGAATGCAGCCAATGGACAACAGAGTTTTACAAACAATATTAGAGACGGCACTAGTGCGGCCGATGGATTATTAAAGAAAATTATAAGTATTACAGCTGCGTATTTAAGCTTTCAAACAATAGGCAATGTCTTCAAATTATCTGACGAAATGACAAATACCACTGCACGATTAAATTTAATCAATGATGGTTTACAGACAACTGCTGAGTTACAACAAATGATATTCGACAGCGCACAACGCTCTCGTGGTGCCTATGCTGATACAGCCAATATGGTTGCTCAATTAGCTATGAACGCTGGTGATGCTTTTAAATCTAATGCTGAAACTGTGGCTTTTGGTGAATTGTTAAATAAACAATTTGTAATAGCAGGTACAAATATAGAAGGTGTAGCTTCTACAACACTACAATTAACACAAGCAATGGGTAGTGGTGTGCTACGAGGTGAAGAATTAAACGCTGTATTTGAAGCCACACCAATTGTAATTCAAAATATCGCAAAATATCTCGATGTTTCTATTGGAAAAATAAGAGATATGGCAAGTAATGGTGAAATAACTGCAGATATTGTTAAAAGATCCATGTTTGCGGCTGCTGAAGACATTAATAAGAAATTCGAAAGTATGCCACAAACTTGGTCACAACTATGGATAGGCTTTAAAAATGAAGCGCTTTGGGCATTTCAAGATGTGTTAACGAATTTAAATGAAATAGCAAATAGTGATAAGTTTAAGCAAATGATTCAAACTTCAATTGCGGCATTAGAAAACCTTGCAGTAGCAGCAACCTATGCAATGGGGATCTTCTTAAATATCGGAGATTTTGTTTATAATCATTGGTCAATGATTGAACCTGTTATTTGGGGTGTTGTAGCAGCTTTGATTGTTTACAATTCTACAATGGGAATCGCTTGGTTAACTACTTTAAAAGACATCGCAGCAAAAATTTGGAGTATCGCTGTATCATGGGCTCAAACAGCAGCGATTTTAGCTTTAATTGTTGCTCAAAATGGTTTGAATGCGGCCTTATACGCTTGTCCTTTAACGTGGATTATTATACTAGTCATTGCTTTAATCGGTATATTTTATTTAGCAATTGCTGTGATTAATCATTTCGCTGGTACATCCATAAGTGCAACAGGGATAATTGCTGGTGCTTTTATGGTTTTAGGAGCAGTAATCTATAATATAGTAGTTTATCTGTGGAATATGTGGGCTTCCTACGTGGAATTTTTTGTGAATGTGTGGAAACATCCGATGTATTCTGTAAAAAGATTGTTTTACAATTTAGCCTCAAATGTGTTAGATACAATAATTGCGATGACAAGTGGTTGGGATGGTTTCGCTACTAGTTTTGTGAACGCGATTATTGATGCAGTGAATTTAGCTATACAGGCATGGAATTGGTTTATTAATTTGTTGCCAGACGGAATAGCTACTCAAATTGGCTTAAAAACAGGAACTGAGTTTTCTCACCGTAAATCTATCACAAGTGATTTAAAGAATCTGAAAGGTACGTTGAAAGGATTGACTGGAGAAGCTCCAGGGGACTATTGGGAAGCCCCTAAAATGGAGATGAAGTCTTTAGGTGCTGCTTACGATACTGGTTACAACTGGGGAGCTAATTTGTTTAGTAATGATAAAAATGTCGATAAGAGTAATTCTAATTCTAGCAAAGCAATTGAAGATGCCATGAAAAATGCCATGAATGGAGCTGCAGGTCCTGGTGGTTCTAGTGATCCAAGTGGCTTGGGTGACAAGTTAGATAAAGGAAACCGTAACGGTGGTAAAACAGCAAACAATACAGCAAAAATGGCCAAGAAAATGGAAGACACTGGAGAAGATTTAAAATATCTTCGTGACATCGCTGAACGTGAAGCTATCAATCGTTATACAACTGCTGAAATTAATATCGACATGAAAAACGAAAATCATATCAATAGCGAAATGGATATTGATGGAGTCATTGATCA